TAGAGAAGAGTTTAGTTACGGATCGTGATAAAGGTTCTAAAAACTGGAATTAACGTATCTAAAGTTATACAGCAACTTAAAAAGTATCCGCAGGACTGGGATCATCAGAAACACCTGAAGGATTCTCAGTCATTAGTTGATAGAGGATTTGCTGACTTGCCAGTGAGTGCTCTTCAACTTATAATGGGTGGAGTTAAAGGCAAGGAAGACTTTGTTGGTGATTCTGAAATCAATATCAAAACTCCAGCATACGAACATCACAGCGAAATCAGAAAGATTATACGCAAGCACTTTGGAAATAGAGAACTACATCGTTGTGGATTTCTTTCTCTTCCTGTTGATGAAATAGTAGGCGCACACATTGATGAAGGCACTTATTACTTAACAAGAGACAGATATCATCTCTCTATTCTTGGGAGATATCAGTATTTTTGTGGAACTGATACTACTATTGTTGAACCAGGAACTCTTCTTTGGTTCAATAACAAATTACCTCATGGAACCGTAAATATCGGTGATGAGACCAGAATAACATTTGTATTTGATATGCCTCATGGACAAAATTGAGACTCTTATTCTTCGCAATCTTCTTCACAATGAAGAATACATTCGCAAAGTTATTCCTTTTATTAAATCGGAATATTTTGAGGATGTTAATCAAAAAATCGTGTTTGAAGAAATACTCAAGTTTGTGCAAGAGTATAATCAACCAGCAACAAAAGAAGTCCTTTGCATTGAAGTAGAAAAGCGTCAGGATATTAACGATACTTCTTTTAAAGAAATTACTCAGATGATTAGTTATCTGGATAATGAAGTAACGGAATTTAATTGGTTAGTTGATACCACCGAGAAGTGGTGTCGTGATCGTGCTATTTACCTTGCATTAATGGAATCTATTCATATTGCAGATGGTAAGGATGATAAGAAAAATAGGGATAGTATTCCTAGCATTCTATCAGATGCTCTTGCAGTTTCTTTTGATACTCACATTGGACACGATTATCTCTTAGATTATGAGCAACGCTATGAGTCCTATCACAAGAAGGAAGACAAAATTGAATTTGACCTTGAATATTTTAATAAAATTACAAAAGGTGGTCTGCCTAATAAGACTCTCAATATCGCTCTTGCTGGTACAGGTGTCGGAAAAAGTCTCTTTATGTGCCATGTTGCTGCTTCCGTCTTATTGCAAGGCAGGAACGTTCTCTACATCACTCTTGAGATGGCGGAGGAACGAATTGCTGAAAGAATTGATGCAAACCTTCTGAATGTTCCCATTCAAGATATTGCAGAACTTCCAAAGCAAATGTTTGAAAACAAGGTCACAAACCTTGCAAAGAAAACTCAGGGACAACTGATTATTAAAGAGTATCCAACTGCTTCTGCTCATTCTGGTCATTTTAAGTCTTTGCTTAATGAACTTGCTCTGAAAAAATCATTTCGTCCAGATATTATCTTTATTGATTACTTGAATATTTGTGCCTCTTCAAGATATCGCGGTGGTAGTAATATTAATTCTTATACTTTTGTGAAATCAATTGCAGAAGAACTCCGTGGTCTTGCTGTGGAGTTTAATGTTCCTATCGTAAGTGCTACACAGACAACTCGTTCTGGTTATGGTTCTTCTGATGTGGAACTGACTGATACATCTGAGAGTTTTGGTCTCCCCGCTACTGCTGACTTGATGTTTGCCCTTATCAGCACTGAAGAACTTGAAGGTCTTGGTCAAATTCTGGTAAAACAACTTAAGAACCGATATAACGATCCTACTATTCATAAACGTTTTGTGGTTGGTATTGATCGTGCCAAAATGCGTCTTTATGACTGCGAACAATCTGCTCAGCAAGATATCCTTGACAACGGAAAGGATGAAGAGTATGATTATGAAGAAAGGAAACCTAAAAAAACATTTGAGGGATTTAAATTCTAATGACTGATAAAAAAGTTATTGATAGTGATAAGTATATTGAGTTTGTTCGTCAAACCACAAGTCCTGCAAGCAGTGACTTCGCACAACTTCTGGCACGAATGACTGAACTTGAAGCAAACGATGATGCTGACGTTCCTCGTTTGTTGACGGCTGCTCTTGGTATGAGTGCAGAAGCAGGTGAGTTTACGGAAGTTGTTAAAAAGATAATCCTTCAAGGTAAGCCTTATACTGAAGAGAATGTCTTTCACATGAAGCGTGAACTTGGTGACATTTGTTGGTATATTGCTCAAGCGTGTATGGCACTCGATACCAGTTTCCGTGAGATTATGGAAATGAACTATGAAAAACTGAGTGCTCGTTATCCTGAAGGAGCATTTGATGTATACCGTTCTGAAAATCGTGTGGAGGGAGACCTGTGACTAAAGAAAACCAAGTAACAATCAAAATGGATGCTCGTGCTGCAGCGGCAGTTCGTCAAGTTCTTTTTGATTCTCAAAAAGGATACACTTATGATGAAGTGAGTGTTCCTCCTCGTATTACTGATATTCGTTCAGTTATTCAAAGTATTGATGACAACCTTGCCACTGTCCTTGGAGTTTGACCCTTCGGGGTCTTTTTTTTATAAATAACTAAAAAAGTATTTGTAGAAAATGGATTCTAAAATTTTTAGAGAGGCAGCTCTTGCATATCAAGCAGTTTATGATGAAGAACTCCGCCAAGAGATTGTGGAGCAGCAAGCATTTGAGAACTGGGTAAATTCACTTGTAGAAGAAGGTTATGACCTGAGTGAGTATACCTGGGAAGAGATGTATGAGGCTTATATTGAAGAGCAAGGTGGTCAGAGAGGTTCTGGTTCATCACCATCTCAAATGAATCAATCAGTAAGAATTCCTGGTGGCAGAACTGCAACAAGAGTGATGTCTGACTTGGGGACATCTCTTGCCGCAGCAAATAAAGTTCCTACTTCTAGTGGACCTAGAAATGTTAGAGGTGGAGGACAACTTCAGTCTACTTCAAAACCAGCAGCAAAACCAGCTCCTGCAGCAGCAAAACCAGCAGCAAAACCAGCAGCAAAACCAGCTCCTGCAGCAGCAAAACCAGCACCAACCGCTCCTGCAGCAAAACCAGCAGCAGCAAAACCAGCACCAACCGCTCCTGCAGCAAAACCAGCAGCAGCAAAACCAGCACCAACTCCCTCTGCTAAACCCGCATCACAACCAGCAGCAGCAAAACCATCTGCGATGGATCAGTGGGCAAAGGCAAATCCAAGACTTGCTCAAGCACAAAAAATTAGACAACAGGGTGGTTCTAGAGCAGAAGTAAATAAATCACTTTATAATAAAGGAACAGCACCTGCCACTTCAACACCTACAGTTGTAAAAGCAGGAGTTGATCTTTTTGATATTGTTAGGGGGTATCTTCTTGATGGAGGATTTGCAGAAACCCTGGAAGAGGCAGAGTGGTTAATGGCGAATGTGATTGATGAAGAAGCAGTTGCGATTATTCTTGGCGAAGAGGAACTTGATGAAGGTGCTGCGGGAGATGTTGCTTCTAGAGCACAAAAACTTGCTAATCAGAGAAAGGGTCAAACTCCCGAAAGAAAGAAAATGTATCAGGGTCTTGCTGATAAATCTGCAGCAAGAGAAAGAGGACCATTCAAGGGCGGTACTTCTAGACAGGGTATGACACCTTCTGAAAGAACCAGATCAAGAGAAGCAGCAGCATATCAAGCAGATGTTCATGGTGGGTCTGCTACTTATGGAAAAGGTTCTCTTCCAAAAGGTAAGAAACTTGAAAGACAGAGAGCAAGAGGTGTGAGTGAGAGATTTGAAGCATGGCTTGATGAAGCACTAACTGGTGAGCGTTACAAGAAAGTAATGAAGAAGCCTGGTGGAACCGCATATAGTCGTAGGGTAAGTGCAGACCCAGCAAAGAGGGCTACAAGAGGTGGTAGAGGTGGCGAAAGTGATTTTGGTGCTGGTGATAGAGGATCAGGAAACAAAGCAGCAAGAAGAGCAGGAACTTATAAAGAATATAATGTAAATGAAGCACAAGCAGCAAGAGAAAATCCAGAGAAGTATGAAAGAGAGCAGGCAAAGAAATCTGCTCCTGTTCGTGGTGAAAGAACTCCTATGCCCCCAAGAGGTGATAAGCGTAGAGAGGACTTTGAAAAGTGGTATGCCAAACAAATGGGTCGCTGATAGATAATAAAAAAAGGAGGGATAAAACCCTCCTTTAACTTTATTTGGAACTTACAAAATCATTAATGATTTCTGCTTGTTCTAAAACTTGATTGAGTGTTGGAAAATCTGGATAATCCATCGGTACTTCTTTTTTCTCAACTTCATTCCAACGAACAGCAGTATCATATTCAATACTGAACTGGTCGTTTAACATATTGTATGCTTGCTTAAAGATTTCAAAGCGAAGTTCGTAAGGTGTCATAGGTATTCTCCTAATGTGTGTGATGTGTGTTTCCACGAAAGCACTATATCATAAATAATCAAAAAGTCAAGTAATAATGAAAACCTTTCAACAATTTAATGAAGATGTAAAACAGCGTAGACAAGAACTACGTAAAAGACAAAGGGAGAATGAAAAAAGATTTAAAGAAAAAGCAAGAGCACATGTAGAGGCTCAAAGGCAAAAAAGAGAAGAAGGTGAGGAGCGTAGAAGATTGAAAGATGAAATTAAAAGAGAGTTAAGAGGCGAAAAGTAATAAATACCTAAAAAGGTAAGAATATGGCTGATGGAGTAAAAATAGGAAATGTTGCCGAAGGCGCTTTTGTTATTGCTTTAGGTCTTATTATTGCTGAAAATGAAATTCCTACAGGGAAAACAAAGGCCGAACTCACGCCAAATGCATCTAATATTAAGAGACTGATGAAAAAATTTGATCCAGAAAAATGGGTTAATGGGGGAGTTCAGTATCTTCAACTTTATAATGGTCGAGCAACATTAAAATCAAAGGCAAAGATTGGTGGAAGACATTCTACAAATAATCCTAATGAGGTTCCTCCAGACTTACTTGAAGTTAATTTGGCTATTCAACTTAATAGGGGTGAAGTAGAACCTTTTTATGGTCCGAATGCTGTAGTTGAGCATAAAGATTGGCCAAAACTAGATGGCATAATTAATCAGATGTTGTCAACATCTAACAGATATAGAAGTCAAATTCAAAGAGTAAAGGAAAAATATCTTTCTAACACTAGAGAAGAATATATTAAGGTAGATATACGCGCAATGGGAGCTGAAGGGGCTTATAGTGGTGGCAATGTTAAAGGTGATGTTACTCTTGAAGTAAAGATTACTCCAGTTTCTATTAATGGTTCAACTACTGGTTCTGGTAGACCATTCAGACTACCAAAAATGAGTTATTCTTTAAAAGCTTCTGGTCAACCACCAAGAACAATTTCAAATCAAGGTCCGATTAAAACCTTAATGTCTTTTGAAAGTAAGTTTGGGGTCAATGTTATAAATTCCAGAGATCCAAGAAAAAATCCCACTATCGGTAAAGTTCGTGACGGTCTTTTTAGATACATTGAAAATAGCGTTGCTTCAGAGCTTAATTTTCCAGAACTTCCAAAGAAAAGAGTAGATAGGAAACTTCATCTAGTTCTCGAAGATTCTAAAAAAAATGAAGTTTATATACCGATTGGTGGAATGAGAAAATGGGATTTGTTGGATGGAACAAAGTTTCCATTACTACATCCAGCAAAAGGAAATAGAAATAGTTGGGTTAGAAGTTGGATTATTAACGAATACTACGATGCATTTTTGGAGGCATTTGAAGAAACTATCCCAAATGGAGTTTTGACTGGCACCAATTCAGAAAAAGCATGGTCTTTGTTTATTGATGCTGCATTTGGATCTGATAAAGCAGAAATTATAAGTTTTGGAGAAAATATAACAAAAATGTCAACTTTACCTTATATTAATAAATTGAAAGAATCTGTTGATGGTCAACTATACGCAAAGAGGGATGGCAATAATTTAGAGTTTCATCTCCCAACAAAAAATAATAACGGACATAATTCTAAAACAAAGCTTTATTTTGTTAGATATAAGAATAGAACTCCCGGAACATCAGAAGGAGTTAAAGAATTTAGAACCGCTGGATTAGTAGAACTGAAAATGATGGTAGAGGCTGGTGATATGTCATATGAACCTGCGGGATATACTACAAATTCTACTATTGAATGGGATCCAGAAAAGAAACAGAGAAAGGTAGATGGGCAATATGTAAAGTAATAAATATATAAAGATAAAAAGAAGTGCGTTAAGATACATTAATGAAAAACTTTTTCCAATTTTTGTCGGAAGCTGCACAATCGCAAGCAGCGATGCAAGCGAAGAAACTTGGATTGTCCGGTGATGGTCATGGAGGATGGATTGATCGTTCCGGTAAAGTTATTGCAAGAACAGAGAAAGGAAAACTAAAATTTACCAGCGGAAGACAAGCAAAGGGATCAGAAGAACCAGCAGCGCAAGCACAACAAACTGCTGCTCCTGCTCCACAAGCTGCTCCCCCAACGTCTCAAGAACCAGTCCCTGAACCTCAATCTGCACCTCAACAAGCACCAGAAGAGCAACCAGTTGAAGAAGTTCCGCCCCTAACTGTTGTATTTGGTCGCTTTAATCCACCAACAATTGGACACGAAAAACTTTTGAAGTCGGCAAGTAGAATTGCTGCAGGTGGAGATGTTAAGATTTATCCTTCAAGAACACAGGATCCAAAGAAAAATCCATTAGACCCTGACATCAAAGTTTCATATATGAAAAAGATGTTCCCTGAATTTGAGGAGAACATCATTAATGACGCAGATATGAAAACTATATTTGATGTTTTGATTAACGCAAATGAGGATGGATACAGCAGCGTTAATATTGTAGTTGGTTCAGATCGCCAGTCTGAATTTGAAAATCTAGCACAAAAGTATAATGGAGATTTGTATAATTTTGATTTAATTCGTGTTGTATCTGCTGGTGTTCGTGATGCTGATGCTGAAGGTGTTGAGGGAATGTCCGCTTCTAAGATGAGGAAAGCGGTTATGGATAATGATTTTAGATCTTTCCGTAGAGGGACACCAAAAACACTTGAAGATGCTGATACTCAAGGTCTTTTTAATGCGGTTCGTCAAGGAATGCAGATTACAAAGGCAAAACTCAAAAAAGAAAGTTATTCTTTATGGGAAGTTGCTCCAAAGTATGACATGATAAATCTTCGTGAAAATTACGTGAGAGGTAACATTTTCAATATTGGAGACGAAGTTCAGAACTTAAATACTGGACTAGTTGGAGAAGTTACGCGCAGAGGAACCAATTATCTCATTTGTGTAACTGAAGAAGGTTGTATGTTTAAATCTTGGATTAAAGATGTGATGGAATATACTGAAGTTAAAATGGATAGAAAATACAGAGTTCTTGGAAAACCAAATACTCTTGTGGGAACATCTGGATATTTTAAATATGTTGCTGACATGACACCTGGATTTGAAAAGGGTGATAAAACAAATCTCCAATATGGAGCAAAACCATATAGTGGATATAAGATGTCAAGTATTAGGGAATTCCTAAATAAGTATAAGGCAAAAAAAGCAATTACTTGTTAAAATGAACTCTAATAATTTAAACGATATTTCTAGACTTTATCTAGAGCAAGTTGCCTCTGTAGAGGAGGGTTACAAACCAATTGATAGAGAAAAAGAGTCTGCAATGTATCGCCGTGCAGGAAATCTTGCTCGCACTTCATTGTCTTCAAGAGGAAAGAAAAAGGAAGAAGCACAAACTAAGTCTGCTAATATCGTAAGAGCCATTACTAGTCAAAAAGAAAGAGAAAGATTTGATAGAATCGGACAATCTCCTCAACATAATGAAGCACTAGATCCTGTAGGTCGGGAGGATGCTGATATTGATAATGATGGTGATACTGATAAGTCAGATAAGTATTTGCATAAGCGTCGTAAAGTTATTGGTAAAGCAATTTCACTTCGTAAAGAAGCACTAGATCCTGTAGGTCGGGAGGATGCTGATATTGATAATGATGGAGATACTGATAAGTCGGACAAGTATCTTCATAACAGAAGAAAAGCAATTGGAAAAGCAATTGCTACAAAGAAAGGAATGAAAGAGGGTTTCTCAAACTGGAGACAAGATCTCTCTGAGGTCATGACTGATGATATTGCAGATAAACCAATCAAAGAAAAAAAAATTAATAATAAAATTATAGTTAATCCAACCTTAGGTGAAGCCGTAGAGCAACTTGGTGGACAACTTATTGAGATGTTTGAAATCAGCGGAATTCTTGATCAAATTGATGATGAAGAATTAGAGTTCATCTCTGACAGAATGATTGAGGAGTCTGTTAGAGAAATTTTCTATGATTGCCTTAATGAAGGATATGAAATTGAAGAAATTGAAGAGATGATTTGTGAGTCCGTTGATACTTCTCTTACTCTACTGACGGAAGCAGAAGTTACATATGGGCATGATACTGAAAATCCAAATAAGGAAAAGAGATCTGGTATTCTCCAAAAAATTAAAGGTGCCGTAAAGACTATTGGTAAAGGTCTAGCTAGAGGTGCTGGATATGTTGCCGGCGCAGCAGTAAGAGGGGCAAAAGCAGTAGGTAGAGAAACTGCTGCTGGTTATCAAAGAGGCAGACAAGGATCTTCTGCTTCTGGATCCACAAGTTCAACTTCTTCGTCACAAGAAAGTGGTGGTGATAGTGGAGAGAAAAAACCTGGAATTATTTCTAGAATTGGATCTAAACTTAAGAGTGGTTTGAAAAAAGCAGTTGCTTCTGGAGCAAGGGCAGTTTCTAGAGGAGCAAGAAATGTTGCTCGTAGAATGGAGGGCGGTCAGACTTCAAGTTCGCCTGCAAAAAAAGGACAATCTTCAGAACCAGAAACTTCTGAACCAGAGGAAACTGGTAGACCTGCGAAAAAAAGAAAGGGAGGCCCTTCTTATGCTGAGGTAAAAGCAGAGATTGAAAAAAGAGAAGCAGAGAAAAAAGCAAAAAAAGCAAAAAAAGATGATAAGTTAGACAATCTGCTTGCTTCTATTAGGAATGAGAGTGTGATTGGCGACAGAGCAAGAAATGCTGTCGCTGATGATAGACTTTCTTCGGAGCAAGAAAGAACAGATGCTTCAATGGAAAAACTTAGATCTCAGGATAAGAGACATAAAAAGAGTACTTCTTTATCAAGAACACAAGCAAAAATTGCTGCTAAGAAGTCAGAAGATACTGCAAGAGCGATGCATCCTAAACCAGGAGTTCGTGGACATCGTATTGAAGAAGTTCAAATTAATGAAATGCCTTATCAAGTGATGGGATCTACTGATGGAAAGAAAGAAAAGAAAATTGGCAAACCAGTAAAGAGTAGAAAGTATGCTGATGCCAGAGCGGCAGAACTAGAAGATACTCATAAGAAAACTGGTGGAAAATATCGCTCTCAGTATGTTGAGGAAGTTCAGAGTGAGGGATTATTTGGTGGTCCTATCCAACAAAATTCTTCCGGACCAATAGCAAAACCAAAACCATCTCCTATCAAATCTGCTCCATCTAAAATTCAATCTTCTCCATCCAAGATTCAATCTGGACCAAAAATTACTCAAATTAATTCTTATGAACCAGATGGTGAGCAGATTGACGAAAAGATATTAACTAAAAAAGAAATGTCTAAGCGTGAAGAGATTGTCAAGTCTATGAAGGATAAAATAGCAGACTTTGAAAAGAGATATCCTGGTCGTGGTAAAGAAGTGATGTATGCGACTGCTACTAAGATGGCAAAGAAAATCGCAGAACAAAATCTTGATGAAAATATTTTAAGTAATATTGTTGATAAAATTAAAGGTAGAAAAGAAGTTGGTAGAACTGGAAGTGGTGGAAAGATTTATATGTCAACAAAAGTAAAACCATCAAATGTTCAGTACCAATCAACACCAAAACCAGCAGCAGCAAAACCTGCTCCTACTGGAAATGCAGCAGTTCAGGCAGTTAAAGCAGATCCTTGGACTAAAGGTGCTATATCAAGAGATGATGTGATGAGAGCAAGAGCAGACATGAGAGCTGCTAGAGGAACCTCTCCAAAACCAACCTCTTCTAAGCCAAGTAAAGGTGGGTCTTCTTCGCTATCAAATGCATCTTCATCCCAATCTCCATCAGGTGTAACTGGTAAATATCAAGTTGGTGGATCTAGAGGTTATGGTATTTCTGGCATAAAGCTAGCTGATTGAGTGCGATATCCTAAATAGACACGGATACTCTTTTACGGAGGACATTATGGGCGCAGCAGTAGCGGTATTAAAACCACTTCTAATTCAAATTGCAACTCATCCCGCTGTTAAAAATCTTGTGCTTGACTTGCTCAAAAAGTATGTTGATAGCACAGATAACAGCATTGATAACGTCGTTTATGAACTGGTTAAGGATAAACTCTTCACCCCACAAGCATGATTACTTGCTTTGTGACTAATTGGGGAGTGACCATTGTTCTCGGTCTTTTATTAACTGCTTCCGAATGGTTAGCAAAAACAAAAAGATTTGAGGAAAATGGGATACTTGACCTAACAACACATTTTTTAAAAATAGTGTTACATAAAGGAGACCGAAAGTAAGGTCTCCCTTTTTTATAAATATTATTAGCAAATAATTTTTTACGGAAGAAAGAACATGGCACTCTGGGGAAATAACGATGCAGTAGGTGCTGGTGGTACAGTAACATTAGATTATTCCACTGGCGTTGTAATTGGAAGTGGAACCACTTTTGGTACTGTTGGTGCTGCTGCTACTGGTGACGTAATTAGATTTGGATCACGCACTGGTGTTTATTATGGTGATGCTGTTATTGTTGGAATTGCGAGCACAACCCAACTCACAATTGGATCAACTGCTGGTCTAAGTGGAGTTGCCATCGCGGGAACTAGTTTTAAAGTTTCCCAACTTCCAAAGTATACTATTCGAGATTCTAAGTACAGTGAATCTGCATCTGGTACTGAGGACTCATATGTTTATGGAGTTGCTGATGGCGGTATCGCTGTTGCTCAAGGAACATCATATGCCCTAACTCATCAAGGTTGGGTTGGTGTTACTACATATAATGATTCTGAAGGTAATCTGAGAGTGAAGAGTGAAGTTCTTGTTGCTATGTCAGGAATTACAACTGGCAACACGCCTACATTCCCACCTGTATGATAATATATGAT